CTGATGCAGACGGCCAACGATCCGGTGTTTGTCGCTCCCGGGACGAGCTCCATCGCCTCTAACGCCAATCGCGCCTTCGGGCCTGCCTATCCTGGTGGTGGCACGTATAGCGCAGTGTCCGCGGCGTTCCCCGCCTCAGTGCCGCTCACGAGCGATTCCATTCGAGCTGGTGGCGTGATCACGATCCCTTACTTCAACTTCAGCGGCTATACGACTGGGGTGGCGACGATATGAGCGATCTGTTCGATGAATGGTCTGATTTGAATGAAGTTATCTGCGACTATCGTTCGCGATTCGATTTGCTTCGGAAAGAACTGCCGAAGTGCAAAACGCGTGCGGAAGCCGAACATCTGCTGGCGGAACAAGAGTTCCTTACTCGCTATCCGAAGCTGCCAGAATGGTTGCCATGAGCGAACTCATGATGCACACCGAAGTCGGCGTCCACAACCAGAACATGCCGCAGAGCATGGCTCGCATCATCGAAGGCGGCTCGTGGAAGAAGCAGCGCATGGTCGTGGTGATCCCGGCCGATAAGGTCATTCCGTCCAAGGTGGCGCTGTCCTATTGGAACCTGATGTTCCCGCCCAATCAGCCGGTGTACAAGATCCTCGCGCAGGGGATGGAAGTCGGGCACGCTTATTCGTCAGCGCTCGAGATGATCATGAGCCATCCCGATCTATCGACGTTCGAGTACCTACTCACGATCGAGGCTGACAACATGCCGCCGCCGGATGGCGTCCTGAAACTACTGCGGCGCATGGAAACGCATCCCGAGTTGTCATGCATCAGCGGGCTCTACTGGATCAAAGGCGAAGGCGGCATTCCGCAGATCTGGGGCGATCCGCTCGATACCGTGCCTAACGCGCGGCCGCAAGTACCGAAGCCTGGCGAGCTGGTGGAGTGTTGCGGTACCGGGATGGGCTTCGCCTTGTGGCGCCTGCAGATGTTCCGCGATCCGAAGCTGCGCCGGCCGTTCTTCAAGACCGTTGCGAGCCCGCAGGAGGGCGTCGGCACGCAGGATCTTTACTTCTGGAGCGACGCGCGAAAGCACGGTTATCGCTGCGCTGTCGATTGCGATGTGCTCGTCGGCCACCACGATCAGACTTCGGGGATCACATGGTAGTGCTCATCACGGGTGGGGCAGGCTTCATCGGTCACCATCTCGTCGAGCACATTCTGCGCAATACCGACTGGGAGATCGTGACGCTCGATCGGCTCGACTGCTCTGGCAATCTCGGCCGGCTGCCTGAGATCAGGGACTGGGACAAGCACCGCTCGCGCGTTCGTTTCGTCTGGCATGACCTCAAGGCGCCAATCAGCCATCAGATCGCGCATCAGATCGGGCCGGTGAATATCATCCTGCACCTGGCGGCGGGAACGCACGTCGATCGCTCGATCGAGGATCCTACGCTCTTCGTGATGGATAACGTACTCGGGACAGTCAACTTGCTTGAGTACGCGCGGCGCCTGCCGCTGCAGCGCTTTCTCTACTTCAGCACCGACGAGGTATTCGGGCCGGCGCCTGAAGCGACCGCGTACAAGGAATGGGCTCGCTACAATTCGGGCAATCCCTATGCTGCCACGAAGGCAGGCGCGGAGGAGCTGTGCGTGGCCTACGCGAACACCTACCGCGTGCCCGTGCTCATCACTCATTGCATGAACGTCTTCGGAGAACGCCAGCATCCCGAGAAGTGGATTCCCAAACTCATCCGTGCCGTGCGAGATGGAACGACGGTCAAGATCCATGCCGATCCCACCAAGACCAAGCCCGGAAGCAGATTTTATATACACGCTCGAAACGTTGCCGCCGCGGTCCTCTTCGTTCTCGAGCACGGCGAGCCAGGGGACAAGTACAACGTCGTCGGAGAGAGAGAAGTCAATAACCTGGAGCTGGCAGAACTCGTGGCCCAGCACGTCGGAAAGCATCTCAGCTACGAGCTCGTCGATTTCCACTCCTCACGCCCCGGCCACGATCTGCGCTATGCGCTGGATGGTTCGAAGCTTGCGGCGATGGGTTGGAGGCTTCCGGTGGCTTTCGAGAAGTCACTGGAGCGAGTAGTGACGTGGACGCTCGAGCATCCCAAGTGGCTGCTATCGTAGGGAGGACAAGTGAAGATTGATCTCGGCTGCGGGCCCAACAAGCAAGAGGGATTCATCGGCGCGGACGTGCGCGAGTTCAAGGGCGTGGATGTTGTTTGCGATCTCGGCAAGGGCGAGTGGCCGTGGAAGGACGACACCGTTGATGAGGCCCATGCCAGCCACTTTGTCGAGCACCTCACACCGAAGGAGCGGATCCACTTCTGCAACGAGCTCTGGCGCGTGCTCAAGAAGGGTGGCAAGTGCCAGATCATCACGCCGCACTGGAACGCAGCTCGGGCTTACGGCGATCTCACGCATCAGTGGCCTCCAGTAAGCGAGTTCTGGTACGGCTATCTCAACGCAGCCTGGCGCGCGCAGAACGCGCCGCACAACGACGAGTACAAGTGCGATTTCGACTTCAGCTATGGCTGGGGCGTGCGGCCGGACCTCACACTGCGGAATCAGGACTTCCAGCAGTTCGCGTTAGCGAACTACAAAGAGGCAGCGCAAGACCTGATCGCCACGATTACCAAACGCTGATGAGATCCTGCGGCACATGCACGGCCTGCTGCACGCGTATCGGCGTGAAAACGCTCGATAAGCCTGCCGGCGTGCCCTGCAAGCACCTCACCGAGCATGGTTGCGGGATCTATGAAACGCGACCGCAAGAGTGCCGGCAGTATTTCTGCCTCTGGGCAGATCCGAAGGCTGAACAACTGAACCTGCCGGAGTGGGGCCGGCCCGACCAAACGGGCCTCATCCTCAACGCTGCGAATCACGACTTGAATGCGCCAGACGCTTCGATCAACGTGTACCAGATCCCGGGCAGTAGCGACTATTGGGGCCAGAAGCTCCTGAAACAGAAAAGGCTGCGTGCATTCCCCATGCGACTCGTGAAGTGAGAATCGTCATCCCCAACGATTTCACGCCGCGTCCGTATCAGGTTCCATTCATGCGGTACATGGACACGCACGGCCCTGGAGCTCGGGCGGTATGCGTGCACCACCGGCGCGCCGGCAAGGACCTCATGGGCGCGCATCAGCTCTGCAAGATGGCGCATATGCGGACGGGCGTTTACTGGCACGTCTTCCCAACATTCGAGCAAGGGCGCAAAGCGATCTGGGAAGGCTTCAGAGCCGACGGCAAGCGCACGATCGACAACATCTTTCCGAAGCAGATCGTAAAGCGCCGCAACGAACAGCAGATGATGATCGAGCTTCAGTGCGGCTCGATCTACCGAATCATCGGTTCGGACAAGATCGAGGTCGTTGGCGCAGGCCCAGTCGGCGTGCTCCTATCCGAGTACTCGATCGCGAAGCCGAAGGCATGGGACCTCATTGCCCCGATGCTGCGTGAGAACAATGGCTGGGCAGCATTTGTGTTCACGCCGCGGGGCAACAACCATGGACGGAAGCTGTATGACATGGCGCGCGAGAACTCCTCTTGGTTCTGCGAGTTGAAGACGCTCTATGACACGAAAGCCTATGACCCAGACCGGACGATCTCCGAAGAGCGCGCTGCAGGCCGCCCCGAAGCGCTCATCCGCCAGGAGTATCTATGCGACTGGACGGCCGCCAACGTCGGTGCCGTCTTCGGGGACCTGGTCGAGGCTCTTGAGAAACAGGGCCGAGTGGTCGACTTCAAGCACGAGAAGGACGGCGTATTCACGAGCTGGGACCTCGGCCTCCGCGACGCTACCTCGATCTGGTTCTGGCGACTGAACGCGCAGGGCATGCCAGACGTGATCGACTTCTACGAGGCGAACGGCAAGCCGCTCAGCCACTTCCTCGACGTCGTCGACGGCCGCGGGTACTCCTACTTCATGCACTGGCTGCCTCATGATGCCCGAGCCGGAACGCTCCAGACGGGGGTCTCGACGGTCGAGCAATTCTCAGCCCGGTGGGGGAACGAGAAGATCGCCATCACGCCAGAACTTTCCATCGCCGATGGCATCCAGGCGGCGCGCTGGCTCCTCCAGCAGCCGATGCGAATCCACACGCGCTGCGAGGACGGAATCGAGTCTTTACGGCAGTATCATTACCTCTGGGACGATGACAAAAAGGTCTTTGGGCTCAAGCCTGAGCACGACTGGAGTTCGAACGCGGCGGACGCCTTTCGCTACCTCGCCTTGGCCGTCAAGTACTCAGAAATCATGTCTCGCCCCAAGGAGGTAGCAAAACCCCGTTATACTAGGCAGTTGGACGGCTCGTTCACGCTCGACGAGCTGTTCGAGGACCGAGAGCGCGCGCTACGGAGGTGACGCTTGGCCGAAGGATCCAGCGGCGTCATCGAAAGCAAGAAAGACTTTCAACGGACTCCGCAGGATACCCAGCGGCGGTGGACGATCGAACTCTCTACGGCAGAAGACGGCAAGAAGAAGTGGCACGATCAGGCAGTAAAGGCAGTCAAACAATATCTCGACGATCGCGTCGACGGAGATGAGCCCCGCAGCAAGCTGAACCTGTTTCACGCGAACACAAATATCGTCTTGGCGATCCTATTCGGCCAGATGCCCAAGGTCGATGTCTCGCGTCGATACGCTGACGCCAATGACGAGGCCGCTCGAGTGTCTGCGGAGATGCTCGAGCGGTTCCTCAACTCAGACCTTGAGGACGACTCCGACGATTTCGAGAGCGAAGCGCGGGACGCCCTATTCGACTGGAAGACGGCGGGACTTGGGCAGGTGCGGCTGCGCTACGAGGCCGAGTTCGAGGACGTTGACGAGGTACCGGCGAAACTGAGCCCTGATGGCCAGGAGCTCGCGCCGGCGGTCGCGGCGCATCAGCAGAAGTCGAGCGAGAAGATCGAGACACAATACGTCTACTGGGACGACTTCCTCTGGTCTCCCTGCCGGCGATGGTCGAAGGAGATCCGCTGGGTCGCCTTCCGAAACGAGATGACGCGGGACAAGGCGATCGAGCGCTTCGGGCAGGAGATCGGCAAGCGGCTTCCGCTCGAGGAGCGAGGCGGCAAGAAGTCGGGCGATGTGGATACGCTCAAGGAAGCGTGGTCGCGTATCATCGTCTGGGAGATTTGGAGCAAGGAGGACAAGAGCGTTTACTGGTACTGCAAGGGCTTCGATCGCATTCTCGACGTGCAGAAGGATCCGCTTGGCCTGTCGGGCTTCTTCCCTTGCCCGAAGCCGCTGCTTGCCAATGTCTCGACGATGAAGCTCATCCCGAAGCCGGATTTCGAGCTCGATAGAAACCTCTACGACGAAATCAACGATCTTACCGATCGCATCCGGCGCCTCGAGCGGCAGGCGAAGCTGTGCGGCGCCTACGACAAGTCCTTCCCCGAACTCTCGCGCATCATCGAGGAGACGAACGAAGGCCAGATGATCGCGGTGTCCAAGTGGGCTGGCCTTGCGGAAAAGGGCGGGCTCAAGGGCGTGATGGACTTCGTGCCGATCGACGACGTCATTAAGGGGATCGAAGTGCTCGGCCGCCAGCGCACGGAGAAAATCCAGTTGCTCGATCAGATCATCGGGCTATCTGCGGCCATTCGCGGCCAGGCGGATCCGAACTCGACGGCGACGGCGAACAGAATCGAGGCGGGTTTCGCATCCACGCGGCTCGAGACGGACAAGGACGAGCTCGCGCGCTTCGTATCCGACCTGCAGAAGATCCGCGCCGAGATGGTCTCGCTCCACTTCGATCCGCAGACGATCATCGACCGCTCGAACGCGATGCGCATGGAGATCGATCCGGCAACGAACCAGCCGAACATGCAACTAATCCAAGCCGGGCTTCAGCTCATCAAGAGCGAGTTCTCGAGTTATCGCATCTCGGTCAAGGCCGACACGATCGCGCTGCGAGATTACGCGAGCATGAAGCAAGAACGGGTCGAGGCGATCGGTGCGCTGACGCAGATATTCCAAGCTGGAGTGCCGCTCGTGCAAGAGGCGGGGCCGAAGGTCATCCCGTTCCTCCTCGAGGTGGGCAAGTGGCTGCTAGCGAGTACCAAGGGCTCGCAGCAAATCGAGGGCGTGTTTGATCGTTTCGTGGCCGAGGCCGAAGCCGCGGCGCAGCAGCCGCCTCCGCCTCCCGCGCCCGATCCTCGAATACAAGCCGCTCAGGTCAAGGCTCAGGCGGAGGTCGCGAAGGCCAAGACGGGTATCATGCAGACGCAGGTAGATGCGCAGGCGCATGTTCAGAAGACAGCGCTCGATCTGCGCGCGGCTCAGGCCCAGCATCAGATGGACATGCAGAAGATGGCGGCACAAGCTCAAAGCGATATCGCAAAGCAGGCATTGCAGAACGTCGGGGCGCCAGCCCCAGTGATTCCGATCGGGCGGTGACATGAACCAGATGGATCGTGAGCAGAAGCAGGCGCCTCCGAAGCCCAAGGCCCGCAAGTTCGCGGCACCGGCCATGGCGATGGCGCTTCGGAAGAAGAAGACCGACGAGGACATGATCGAGGAGGCCGAGACGAAAGGCGGCTACTCCAAGCGCGGTGGAGGGATCGGCAGTGGCTAAGCTCACGACGAAGGCGCGCGAAAAGATCCCGGGCAAAGAGTTCGCCGGGCCGGATCGCTCCTATCCCATCGAGGACGAGAGCCACGCGAGAAATGCTCTAGCGCGCGCATCGCAGAACGCGTCGCCCGAGCTGGAGGCGAAGATCCGCGCGAAGGTGCATCGGAAGTATCCGTCGATCGAGATGGCGAAGGCCATCAGAGGCAAGTGATGCCATACATGAGTCGAGCGCAGCAGGGACTCTTTCACTCGCCTAATAGTCCTGTATCGAAAGAGGAAGTTGCGAAATGGGACAAGGAATCCAAGGGCGAGAAGAATCTGCCTGAGTACGTAAAAGCCAAGAAGAAAGATCCGCCTGGCAACGGCAAGAAGTTCGGAGCCTCGGCGCTGGCGCATGCCTTCCGCCAGCAGCCCAAGGAATCGGCCAGCGGCGAAGGAGTCGCGGAGTAGCTATGCGGGGAACGGCTGCAGACGAGCCAGTCGTCAGCAAGGCTCGAACGAAAGAATTCGAGGAAGGATACGAGCGCCTCTTCGGTGACCATCCTCCGATTCGCGGCAAATGGGTCTATGACGAGAGTACCCAGACGCTCGTGCCGGTGGAGAACTACGTTTCGCCGCCGCGCGCCCTCGATGCGCCGGTCATGGTCGGCAGATTCTACGAAAATACCCAGGCTACCGATGGGACGGACATCGGCTCTAGGGCCCGGCACAAGGCCTACATGCACGATAACGGCCTGACCACGGTAGATGACTACAAGCAGACGTGGCAGAAGGCCGCAGAGCACCGTGCGGAAGCCCAGCAGGGGCATCTGCCCGACCCGAAGCGGCGAGAAGTACTCGAGCGGCGATTTTGGGAGATCAACGAGGGGAGGAAGGCTCGGTAATGGCAGGGCTTAGAGAAGCGTTGGAGGCAGGTTACGACGAGATCGATACGGGGACGCCAGCTGAGGCGCCAGTTACCCAGACGGAGACAACGCCTGCACCCGAAAGTGGGCCGACTGAAACAACCGCCCCAGAACGCGCTAGGGACGATTCTGGCCGCTTCGTAGAGCAGAAGGCTGCCCCAGCCCAGAAAACGCCCGCCAAGGCCGCCACGGGGCAGCTGGGGGCCTCCACGGCGACTCCTGCGCCTGTCCAGGGCGTGACTACAGCCACTGCGGCCGCGCCAGCAGGCCCCACCGCCCGAGCTCCGCAGTCGTGGAAGCCGACCGAACGCGAGGCATGGGCTCAGGTCCCCGCCGCAGCTCAGGCGGCCATCCTGCGGCGCGAGCGAGAGGTAGCCATCGCCCTCCAGCAGGCCGCGGAGCACGGAAAGACCTCGCAGGGCTTCCTCGAGGCGATTCGGCCCTATGAGGCCGTGGTTCGCCAGAGCGGCATGGAGCCGGTCAAATACGTCGAGAACCTAGTCCAAACGGCCTACAACCTCTCCGTCGCCCATCCGGCCCAGAAGGCCGAGATCATGGCGGATTTACTCACCCAATTCAGGGTGGTTCCGGCCGATCTCGATGCCGCGTGGGCCCGCCGGCTAGGTGGCCAAGGCATTCTGCCCCAGCAACAGCAGCCGAATCCGGCTCAGTTTCGGGATCCACGGCTCGACCAGCTGCTCGAGCAAGCCGAAACCCAGCGGCGCACTGAGGCTGAGGAGCAAACCGCCGAACTTTCGCAGTCTCACGAGTTTTTCGATGACGTTCGTGGCACCATGGCGGACATCATCGACCTGTGGGCAAAGCAAGGGAAACGCTCGGTATCGGAAGACGAGATCGAAAGGGCGTATAATATCGCGTGTTCCATGAACCCGGATGTAAAGGCCATCATGGATCAGCGGCAGGCAGCACAAGCAGTTGGGACCGTCACAGCGGCCACCCAAAAGGCGCGAGTTGCAGCAAGCAGCGTAAAGACTCAACCGTCGGCGGTGCCAGCATCGACTCCGACGGGCAGAAGGGCGGCCTTGGAGGCTGCCTATGACGAACTAGCATCACGGTGAGAGCCAGAGAGCCCACTCACTGACAGAGCCCCGGCGGCGGGGCGTGGCGAACGAGCATTGGGCTCGTCCACGCGCGAGGTCCGCGATCTAGTCAGTGGGAGGGCCCCATGGCCTTCGCAAACTCCAACGTAAGCGACCTCATCGCCACGGGCATCGAGTCGCGTACGGGCGAGATTGCCGACAACGTGCTCGGCAATAACGCCGCCCTTGCCATGCTTCGAAAGAAGGGCAAGGTCAAGACGGTCTCTGGCGGTACTAGCATCCTGCAGGAACTCAGCTTCAACGTGAACGCGAACGGCGGATGGTACTCGGGTGCTGATCTCCTGCCCGTTCAGGCGCAGGACGTCATCAGCGCGGCTTCTTTCCAGTTCAAGCAGTATGCGGTGCCGGTCATCGTGACTGGCCTCGAGATGCTGCAGAACGCTGGCAAGGAGCGTGTGATCGACCTCGTGGAATCCCGGCTCGAGGTAGCTGAATCCACGATGATGAACGACATCAACACGGGCATCTATAGCGACGGCACGGGCTCGAACGGCAAGCAGCTCACCGGCCTTCTGGCAACCTGTCCGCTCACTGCCAAGGCATCGCAGTCGGACACATACGGCGGGATCAGCCGCTCGACGTGGTCCTTCTGGCGTTCCAGCACGACCACGGGCACCACGATCAACACGGCTCAGACCTGCCAGACCGTGATGAATACGCAGTGGGCGACTCAGGTTCGCGGCGCCGACCGGCCTGACCTCATTCTCATGGACCAGCTCTATTGGGCTGACTATCTGTACTCTCTGCAGGCCATCCAGCGCTTCACCGAGCCGGGCACGGCCGATTTGGGCTTCCCGACGATCAAGTTCCTCACCGCGGACGTCATCCTCGACCCGACCTCCGGCCTCGGCGTGAACGCGACGGGCGTCACGACCAAGACTGCGCTCTTCCTGAATACCAAGTATCTCCACTTTCGGCCTCACAAGGATCGCTACTTCGTGCCGCTTGCACCGAACAAGCGTTACGCGCTGAACCAAGACGTTGAGTCTCAGATCCTCGCGTTCGCCGGCAACCTGACCTGCTCTGGCGCTCAGTTCCAGGGCCGCAACATCGCCACCACGACTTAAGGAGACTGACTTCATGGCCTCCAACTACGCATTCATCGAGCCGGGAGGGGGTTTCCCGAGCATCTCGAACAGCGGAACGTTTAACACGAGTGGCAGCGGCAATCAGGCGCCACTGGCCTTCGGCCTCATTGCTGGTGCTCGTGATCCCACGTATGGCTACGCCGAATTCATGTTCGTAGCTGGTCCCGCGGCGGGCACGGTAGGGGCAGGAGATGCCGTTCTTCTGCTACCGAACACCGTGCAACAGCTCGTCTCCGGCAGTACCGCTTCCCAGGGAGCGGTGGGCATCGCGGTAACGAGCCTGACGGCTGCTAGCGTCTGGGGATGGGCTCAGGTGCAAGGTGTCTGCGATTACGCCCACCTCGACACTGCTGGGACTGGAGCGGTCGGGGCAGCCTGCTTTGTCGGCACCACGGCGGGGCAGCTCCAGACGACTGCAGGCGCGACCGGCTACATCATCAATGGCATCAAGGTCAGTAACTATACGACCACGGCGGCGTCCAAGAGTGCGATCCTCAACCTGTATTGGCCGTGCTACGACGGACGTAACCAGTAGCTAGCCGAAAGGAGACTTATGGCTAGCGCCTACGTATTCATCGAACCGGCAGCCGGCGTCTACGGTGTTAGTAGCACCGGCACCTTCAGCACCGGCGGCGTGCCGGCTGCGAATCCTCCGTTCATGTTCGGCAATGTTCAGGGCGCGACCGATCCCACCTACGGATACGCTGAGTTCATGTTCGTATGTGGGCCAGCCGCTGGCACGTGTCAGTCTGGCGACGCTGTACTGCTCCTCAATAACACGGTTCAGCAACTCGGGACGGCTAGTACCGCGTCCTATGGTCCGGTCGCTTACCTACCCGCTCCCATGACTGCATCCAATGTCTACGGTTGGGCACAGATCATGGGGGTGGCGGATTACTGCAGGATGACGAACACGGTCGTTGCCGTGGGTCTTCCGATGGTCGTCGGCAAGACGATTGGGATTCTGCAGAGCGCAGTGGGCACGACTGGCTACAGGATCGACGGCCTCAAGTGCAGCCAGTATTCAGCGACCACCAATAGCAATAGCGGCATCATGAATCTGTACTATCCGCAGTACGAAGGCAGGCCACAGTAGAACCCGGGCGCCCCGTCATCGGGGCGGGGCGCCTTCTTTACCGGGAGGATTGATGTCAGAGGAAGCAGACGAGGAGATGACTCGGCTCGCAGGACTGGCCGAGGTGCAACAGGCCGAAAATCTGGCCGTGCGGTTCTTCATCGAGCCGCAAGAGGACGAGACTGCGACGAAGAACCAGGGACGCCCGATCTATCGCGACGTCGAGATGGTCGAGATCCGTATTCCTGGCGATCCCGATCTCCGTCGATCCCCGGTGATGCAAGCGGACAAGGACCGATTCCCGAAACAGTACCTCGCATTCAAGCGGAATCAGTCGCAAGAGGCCGTAAGCGGCACGCCGCTCGCGCAGTGGGCCCTTCTCTCCAGAGCCCAGGTGGAGGAGGCCAAGTACCTCGGGGCGCATACAGTCGAGCAGCTCGCCAGCGCTTCGGATGCCTCGATTCAACGGTTTGGTTCCGGCTGGATTTCCATCCGGCAGAAAGCACGCGACTGGCTGCAATCGGCCAAGGACTCCTCGATGCTCTCCAAGCTTCGAAGCGAGCTCGAGGAGCGGGACGCTAAGATCAAGACGATGGAGGAGATGCTCAGGAAGCAGGGCGAGGCGATCGCTTCTCTTGGCGCGAACGGC